TCCCAAAACAGATTTAATGCCTTTCCCCACCCCTGAGTTAAACAAGCTTCCAACCTGTTCGGCTCCTGGAATCTTTCCAATCAGTGCGCCGACATTTAAAATGTCTGGAACCATTGCACTAAGGGTGCTCGACACCGCCTGTAGGGGGTTGGATAAACTACTGTTTGCTATATCAATAAAAGTGTTCCCTGCTGCCCTCATTGAAAGAGCATTTACATTGGTCCCTGTTTCGTTCGTCATTCCTTGGTCAAACAGTGAGCCACCAAGTCTTTCTTCTCTGAGAGCAACTTGTGCTCTGGCCTGCAATGCGCGCATATTGGCGGCCATTTTGCCGCCAGCACCAATTGCTGAACCAGCAAAACTAGAAGTATCTTTACCAGCTTCTAGGGCTGCTTGTCCCCTTTCAAATTGCGAATAAGAGCTTTGCATAATACCTTGGAGCATGTTGCTCATTGCCCCATTAATTGCGCTCCTGGCTTCTTTTGCTCTTGCTTTTATTTCATTTACGCCACCCATAATTCCGCCAGCAACCACACCAAGAGCGGCACCAATTGCTGCACCGTAAGGACCGCCAATCATTGCTCCTGCTGCTGCACCACCAGCCATGCCGGCAAGAGCGCCTTTTCCTCCACCCTGCGCTTTCATTGCACCGCCAATTCCAGCTACAGCAAGACCTGCCATTGGATTGACTGCACCAACCATTCCGCCAAGAGCCATTGCGCCACGCATTTCTTCTGGGGCATATTGGCTTGCTGCGGCAAGACCCATCCCTACACCCATTCGCGCCATACCGCTACTATTGAATTTTTCCATTCCGCCAGCAAATCTTGTTTCGCTTCTTCCATATCTAGCCATATCTCTCATGCGTCTAAATTCAGATAGTTTTTTACCGTAAGGCGTTTTGCCGCCCATATTCAGCGCTGCGTAGTTTGCTTTTGTTGGGGCTAAAACTGTACTCATGTTGCCAAATCGGTCTATTTTTGGCGCCATCAGTCCTCTACCCGGAACAATTCCTTGAGTATTTGGAACAAGCTGCCCCTTTGAATTCATTATGTGCGATGGCACACCATTAGTCATACCTGCAGTGGATTGTCCAGAGCTAAGTCCTGGTGCACCACCTCTTGACGCAGGCCCCCCGTTAATATTTACGGTGCCGGCATTGACGTTCATGGCATTTACGTTTTGACCCATGACTCCACCCTGGGTGTTCTTCATTTTTCCGCTCATGACAAACAGGCCAAGCAGTGGGGCGAGACTACCAAGCATTCCGGTGCCAGATGTTTTTGTCAAAAGACCAGTAAGCATTTTGAACATATCGGTTATGCCTTTTAGTACATCATTGATTACTGGCAAAATATCAAAAAAAGCTTTTTTAAGACCTATAGCCAAATCACCAACAGTGTCAATAACTTGACCGACTCTTTGTCCAAATTCAAGAATTTCATCTTGGTTTTGAAGAATACCCTCTCTAAAAGAATTTAAATTTCTTATTCCATTGTCTTTAATTGCCGTCCATATTGGCTTAAATGCTGTCTCTATCGCTTTTGCCGGTTCAATGTATTTTCTTAATGCTTCCCTAAACAAACCAAATGTCCGAAGCATGTTGTTCCACCATTTTGCAATTCCACTAAATTGACCTTCTGAGCGTGGTAACCATTTTTGAGTTAAGTCAACAAAAAATGTACTTACTTTATCAACAGCATTAACCAGGCCATCCATGAATCGCCCACTACCAAAATTTGCTGTTATTCCCGTAAGTCGTCTGATATCTCTTTTAATAATTTCAAATATTCTTTGAAAAGCCTCTTTGGCTGGCTCGAGAAACATCAAACCAAAATCGGCAAATTCGCCTTTGATGAGAGCCATAAATTTCTTTATTGACCCCATAAGGGTGTTGTTCGTAGTGTCGAACTGACCTTCAACTCCACCCAATTTTGCTAATTCACCAGAAGAAATTAATTTTTTTAATTGTTCTTTTGTTTTTACGTTTGCTTTCGTTAAAGCTTTTTCAGCTTCTGGACCAAGTTCTTTTATGAGACTAATTGTTTGAGCAAGACTTTTTTTATCTTTGCCTGTACCTGCGCCGGTTATTGCTTCGATAACCGCTCCAACTTTTTCTGCTGCTTTAGCTGGGTCCTGCCCTGCGGAGCCAAAGTCCATCAAGCTCTTAAACAATTTATTGCTTGCGTTAATTTGTGGAGTTGACATTGTCTTAGACATTGCCGCATACGCTTTGTTAAGCGCTTCGGTTCCAAGTCCTGCCAAATCTTGGTCCATTTGTAAACCACGCATAGCTACACGTACTTGATTTATGCCAGCTCCAAATTCTTTGGCACCTTTGCCCCTATATGCATACATTGCTGCCTGTTGTTCGCGCATTGCTGCAGCACCAGTAGCGAGAACCACCGTTAATGCGGCGACACCCTGCGCCGCCATTTTCATAGCACCGTGATAACCCTTTGCTAGAAAATTACCGGCGGCGAATAAAGCATGGACTCCAAGCATTGTCGCTGAAAGTATTGCCATTTCAGCTACGACACCCTTAATAGCCATGCCCAAAAATTTACGCAAACCCTTTCCGAACATTTGTGTTGCTCGGTCTATTGAGTCAAAGTGTTTTTTGAAATTAGTCTGTGTTCTTTTTAGGCTTCTAGCAGCATCTTTGCCGTAGTCATCTATTTCTTTTTTGCCACTGGAGCGTCCAGCTTCGCGCTTTAGGCGTTTTGTTGCCTGTGTAGCTTTTTCAATAGCCGTCGTATTAGCATCGACGTCTATCTTTATAGTTATTTTTTCGTCGGCCATTTATTCCACCCATGAATTTTGGTTCACGTGAGTGTAAGTGACGTCAAGCTATGTGGATGCCCCACTAAGTCTTCGATTTACGTTCTTGCTCTTCGCGGTCGTTGGATATAACTTTACCACATGCCATACGTATCAGCCATTCATCTTGGTCTGAATCCAATAGCTTTATGGGGTCCGTTCCGAATAGTTCTCCGAGACGGGCTGCAGACACTACCTGCGGGTCTGCGACTAGCTCGTCGAAGACCCCTTCATAGGGTCCACGGCATCAACCGTGTCTGAATAACCGGCTGCATCAAGAATTGCCAATGCTGCGGCTTCGATATGTGGGTCAACACCAAAAAAAGCTTTGACGCAATCTGGAAGCGGTCTTATTGTTTCGGTCATCGCCAAGACTAAAGGTGAAGCAAATGTAAGTTCATTGCCGTCTTCGTCAAGAACTTCTTCTCCGTCAATTTCTAAACCAACAGTTGTGTGTGCAATAACCGAACATGCAAATTTTGTTGCATCAAGACCATTTCTTGTGTCTTCGCCAGCATTTTTGCGCCAATTTTTCATTTGTTGTTGAGTAATGTTTGGACTGATTCGTATTTTTACACCAGGACGCTCTGGCACTTCCAGTAAAACAACGCTACGTTCAACTTTTTTTGCAATAACTGATTTAAGTCTGGAAAGCGGAGTTTCCACATCGGTCTGCTGAGTTGAAACCTTGGCTGGCTTGACTGCCTTGGTTGTGATTGGTTGCTCTTCGGTTGAATAGAGTGAGTTGTTGTCGTTCATACTGGAAAACTAGCATAGGCCTAAAGGCCATAGCGGAACTCTTAAGGATTTTATTAAAATCGATTAATTTGACTCTACATCCTGAATTGCGAAAGTAAGAGAAAAGGTAGCTGGAGCGCCCGATGATGAATCGCCGTCTGGCTCAGTCAAACCCACCAGTAGGGCCTTATAGTAAACTCGGTCAGTACCGGGGACTGCCAAGTCGCAGTCAAAATTCTGGATTGTGACGTTGTATTCAGCTCTACCGACAAGTGCACGGAGGGCGGCAATTTTTGCTGCGATACCGGTGCCAAGCTCACTGGCGACTCGGTCTGAGTCGTAGTGGGCGGTCAAGGTGATATCGCCAACCTCGGATGGAGCACACAAAACTGTCGGACGAAGACTCTTGCCCTCGTAAATCTTTTCAACGGAGGCTGTGATTTCTCCACCAGAAACCTGCGCAAAATAGAAACCAGTCCATTTTGGGTGACTTTGGTTTACAGGAACAATACTTCCAAGTATTTGTCTCTGAGAAACTTTTGTATTTGCCATGTTTTTATTCCTCCGTTAAACGACTGACGCCGTTAAGTTTGATTTGACAATATCAACTTCGATTTTGTCGCCGACAGTACTTGTTCGTACCCCAACTTTCGCCTTGATTGTTCCCTCTGCAAGTTGTGATGTCGGATTAAGTTTTGCATCACAGCGAACTGTGTAGCCAGGGTCAAGTTTTCTGCCATTGGAATCAAACGCCTCATAGAGAGCACCGACATCTCGCAAAGGAGCAAGAATTGAAATTAGACGTGACTCGATTGCGCTGAAAATTGTGTTTCTTCCATCGATTGAGCTGAAAACCAAATCCTCAAGACTTCTTCCAGCCTCGACCACAATATGGTTGACAGTGTCTTGCGACGTGATATATCTAAAGTTTTCAATATCTGCCGAAAGCGAACGAGCACCATAAATACGAACTGTATTTTGAATAACTCTAATTGCATTTACTGAACCAAGGTCCAAAGCGTCGCCTGTTGCTTTGTCGATATCTACTTCAGTTCCCACAACAAATCTTGAAGCTGAAAGCAATCCAGCTGCTGGGACGTGAGAGCCTGTTTGATTGTGAGCCAAAGCACGCTTTGCAGCTACATAGCCGTCTGGTGGAATCATTCTACTAATTCCAGCAACATCGGTTGGAACTTCAATCCATGGATAATACAAAGCGCAGTGCTCAGCATGTTCTCCACCCTGAATTGACAATGCCTTTGACAATGCTCCAGCGGTATCTGTTCCGAGGTCTGTGTGAAGAATAGCAATTCTGCTATTTGTGTTGGCGTGCGAAATCAATGCAGACTCAAGAGTGTTAGAAGCATTGTCTGGCGACGCAACCGCACCAGTCCCAAGAGCACCGTTGAATGTGCCGAGAGCAGTAACAAACTCTGCATCAGTTGGAGCAGAACCATTCGCTCCACCAGCAAATACAACTTGAGCTTGAGTGTTCAAGATAGCCGAACCATGAGGAGCCGTAACGCTTGCAGTTACGTAACGAGCAGCAGTTGTGCTTGTATTAATTCTTCCCACTGCTTGGTTGACTGAGGTGCAAGTTCCGGTTGAGTAAACCAAAACGTTGTCCAAAAGAATTTGAATTACAAAATTTACACCAGCACTTGGCTGCGTAACAATTGTGCTCAAACCCCCAGCGAATGTTCCCACTGTTGCATTTGCCCATGTACCCGAACCGTTTGCTGTCAATGTCATTGCAGCACTTGCCGAACCTGTATTTAGAACTTTGGTTGCAGATGTTGCACCAGCGCCAACGACTCGTTTTACGTAGCAGCGGGTGCCGCCTTCTTCAAAAAATGTTTCAACTGTTGGATGAAGGTACGAGGTTGAAATGAATCCACCAAACATATTTTCAAATTCAGCAAGGCTCTCAATCAATACTGGAGCGGCTGATGTACCTTTTTCAGCGGTGCCGACAACAAAGAGTTGTGATGATTCACGGACCGTTGCCGAAGACGGGCCAGTTCTGACTGCTGTTGAAATGACTACACCGGGCATAAGACCTTCCTATTACTTGTTGGGAACTACCCCATTCATTAGTTCCAATAATACAGTTAGTAGGTCTTTTATTAATGCAACTGTTAGAAAGATTTGTTGTAAAGAGATTTTAAAAATTATTTAATTTTAAAATTCGCCCTCAAGTGAATCTAGGTCCTCACCAGCACCAGATGGATAGCTTCTTAGAATAATTTCATCAACCGTACCCAGTGATTTGCGAGAAACAATTTCATCCAGCTGGATGTTGTAGGCCACATATGAACCAGCAAGCATTCTGTCACCCTTTAAAAGTGTTAAATCAGAAAACTCTTCTCGCATTGATGACTCATCAATCATAATTCTAAAAAAATCATTAGGGTCAGTTGCTTTTAAGCACGGATAGTCAAGGAGCGCTGACCGAACAACGGTAGTAAGTCTATCCCTCATTTCCGTACATTCTTGTGAACCCTCAGCCCTAACCCAGACATATGTTCTCATCTGGTATTCGACCCTGTATAGGGGGTCGGCGTTGCCGTAGCCAATTCTTTCCAGTCTGTTTGTGGAAATCGCTATGGTGATGATTGTTGGCCAAGAATCTAACGCTAAAGGTTCGTAAGTTATAAATTCTTCTGGAGTCGGCAGGTCGGTGCTTGAGAGATTCCAGCCATTTCTGTATTCAATCAACCTAACTGGGATGTCAAGTTTGAGGTAGTTATTGATATATTGTTTGGCAAATTGAGCACCGTGCATTAGTTCCATCATCCTGGTCCAATCTGTTTTTTAACTCCATAGGCGACATATCGCGCCATAGTTTTGCCGAGGTCGCGTGAAAATCCAACAGGAGTAAAAATTACTCTTCTTTTAGCCATTTTGCTTGTGCCATATTGGTGAAATTTTGCATATTCGACATCGGTGCCAAATTCGGCACGAGTATCCATGACCATATTTACTCTTGAATTTTCTAGTTCCGTAACGCTTCTAAACAGTTTTCCAGTTCTCACCATGGGCGGCGCACCAGGAACATTGGTCGCTTTCCATGACGCATATTGTGGGCTTAATGGGCTCCAACCACCAGAGGGGAGTCCGTTGGCCGTAAAGTTTGCAGCATAACGAGTTTCTAGTTCTCTTTTTGCCCAATAGAAAACAGGTTTCATTTTTCTTGTTCGTTTTTTCATGTCATCCAGAAGTTCTTCTACATCTTCCGTGTCTATGTCGACATGAACTACTATCCTGACGTCACCTCTGGCCATTTATGCAACCCTGACTCTGCGGTACCTCTTTACTGCGAGTAGTTCTTTTTCCATGAATCCAGTTTCCACAGGGGCAACAGAACGTGGATTTAGGTCTTTTATACCGACCACGTCATCGTGCATGTTCTGCATTTCTCGTGTTGCTGCTCGCAAAATCATTAACCTAAACATGGGAATTGATGCTCCGTCAAAACCTGCGGTATAACTGATTGTGACCTTATCGTCTGGTCCGCCATACCAATAATCAATACCATATCTTCGGACCATGTAATGAGTATTTTCAAGCAATGTTGTTTGCACATCACCATCGATTACGGATGTTGTAGCAATGTTGGCGTTTGTTTTGGAAAAGTTGATACTTGTTGGAGTTGAGCTGGTGACAGTGAAGTTTCCATTAAACACGGTGTTTGAAAAATCAGATGAGGTTATTTTGCTTCCAACTGAAAATGGATGCATGTTGTCAAATGTTATGGTTGCCACATTGTTGGTGAGAGAAACAGAAACTGGATTATATGAAACTCCAGGTCTTCTGACCTTGACGTTACTAACAGCAATAACCGGAGTATTCCTAAAATACAAGGTTTCTGGAGGAAGGGCATAATCGGCAGCAGAGTTTGCTACCTCTCCGTTCTGACCGTCTCTATATGTGTCCTGATTTGTCAAAAAGGAAGACATTGGAATTCCGTGGAAATTTGAGTCAAGAATATGTTCTTCAACAAAACTTGTAACCTCTATTGGTCTTCTAAGATAGGCCTCAAGTTCACTTTGAAGACCTTGTAGCACATATTCCGCAGCGTCAACCTGACGCAAAGTAAACTTTACGTCCATATAGGTTGTCAACTCTGCTACTGATACCAACATAGACCTATCCTTATGGTGTTAATGTAGGTTTAATTGTACCACTAACGTAAAATCGTAATTAATTAACTACGATTCAGTTATCTCGCTCTTCTTGACGCTGCCTTCTTAGCGGCTGGTCGTTTTTTAGCAACAGCTTTTTTGGCGGCTTGCTTTTTCTTGGTTGCTTTTTTGGCTGCTCTAGCTTTTTTGGCTGCTCTAGCTTTCTTTGCAGCTTTAGCTCTCTTGGCTTTCTTGGCCGCCTTGACTGCGTCTTCACGCGCCTTTCTCTGGGCTAATCCTCTTGTTGCATCCCGACCTGGTTTATTTAAAGCAAATCCTAATCGAGCATTTCCACCGATAGCACCCATTTGTCGGCGATTTGGAAGACCCTTAGCTCTACGGGCTGCCATTATTTCTTTATCAATTGGAGGTCGTCCTCTAAATGTAACACCAGCAAGTGTTTTGGTTTTCCCAGATTCGTCGTAGCCCATTTGTTTGGTCGAATATTTAGCTAACTGATTAAGTCCCTTACGGCCACCATAGGCTTTTTTAACTATGTCATTAAGATTTTTGAGTTCTTGTTTATTCTTTTTGGTTCCGCCTCTTTTAGTTTTTACCAATTTCTCAAGTCTGGCAAGCTGAGTTCTAACTATCTCTGCATCGTCTGTAAAATCTGGTCCGTATCTTAAGCCCGGCATAACGTCCTCATTCTTGTTTTGTACAAAATACAAAACAAGTGTATCACCCACTCGCCAGTAGGTTTGTGTAGAGCTATCTATCCGGGTTGGGTGGTGATTCCACCAAAGACGCCCTGTCTACGGTTTTTGAGTCAGCCTCAATAGGCACCCAGGCTCTCGCATATGTGTGTTCCTGTATTTTTCGACTCTTAATGATGCTTGCATCCAGAAGTAGGTCAAGCTCATCAACCCCCATGGATAGTAAGTTTTTAAAATCTTTAATATCGTATTTTCCCGATAAATTAATTTTCCTAATTATCTTGGAAAGAGGTTTGGCTACTATTGAGCCCTTGCCCCTATTTAGTTGAATATGCAGCATCATTGCATCGATTAGGTCACAATCGTGTTCGACGACGGGGATAAGCCCTTTTGTCGCCTCCGCAATGCTTTTAACATTTTTTGCCAAGAGCCAACGTTCGCTCCCGTCAATTATTTCGCCAGTCCATTTAGATACATGAATTGGTTGTATGAACCCATATTGCTGCAGGGACGCAGAAAGCACCATTAAGTCTGGACGCAATATATATGTTGCTTTCCATTCGGGCACTTTTAGTGAGTCGATTTGAACGTAATTAATATTCATCTATGTTGCTCATTTCTTGCTCTTCGATGGTTCTTACGGCGTGAGCCTTTGTCTTTGGACCTATTGGTGTTGGTGAATTTACGTCTATGTCGTTTAATAATAAATTCCTTATTAGCCAATTTATTGGGTAAGCCCTTGGGTCCGAATTATGTTTTTGTCTAAACCTAGAAACAAACACTCGCGCTTCTCTTTTACGTTTTTCCCCAATTAAAAAATCTTCTATGAACTCTCCGGCACCAGAAAAACCATTATCAGAATATCGACTAATTAATTTTTCAACATCAAACTCGGGCCACCAGCGTCTTTGTGCATCTATGTGTGGGAAACATTCAAAAAGCCTGTCATAGAATTCCGGTTCCGTAGCAACAACATCACCAATTCTTCTTATTGCAACGCTATGCAATGGGATACCAACCCTTGTGTTGCTTTGTGTTAAAGCTGCCAGCTCGTAATATTCGCAAAATTCAGCATTGTGTTCTTCTGTAATGAACTTGAAAACATCATCAGTGTTCCAGTCATAAATGATTTTGGCAAATTTAAGAGGGATGCTTTGTTTGAGCCTATATGGATGATTGATGTAATTTTCATGAAGTTTTTGCACGACGGAACGATAGCGAACCATTGATTCACTAGCCCTGACACCAGTTATAAAAGCAACACTACCTTTTTTATTATTCATTGTATAAACGTCGGTTGGTTCAGGTAAAGACCGAGAATGGTCTAACCCAAAATGAGTTGCGTTAATTGCCCATGGCGGCATGTCTCTGATTAATCTGTTTTCTTTTAATCTTCTTTCACTCCATAGGAGAGTCGTCTCTCTTCTCCCAAGAACCCAGATTTCTGCTGGGTACGGCAGGCAATACCACTCCATGTCTACCCACGGATAATTCCTTACCTTCTCCACATAACTAATCGTGGCTGGAGAAACCATTTCCTCATCACGAAAAATTACTTTAACTGGACCTAAATTTCTCTCCTCATGAATTTCTTTAGCTAAATACAAAACAGCAGTGGAATCTTTACCTCCAGAAAACTGAACGCATACCGTATCGAAAGTGTCGTATACATGTCTTATTCTGGCGCGTGCAGCATCTACGCAGGAGATATTTAAAAACATGCGTTGTCTAGTCATAAAAATTTATTTATTTTTTAAATTTCACAGTGTTCATCAATAAAGTTCAATAGTTTTTGTCCAGTAGTTGAGCCATCGATGCTTGGGTTGTTGCGTAGCCAGGTTATGAACTTGTACCATTTTTTCTGTTGGTCCGAATTATCAAATACTAAAGGAACTTGCACTGCAGCACTTGGGGCAGCCCCAGGCATGGCCACAGTAGAGCCACGAATCGCAATATCTTCGTGATTCATCTGATTATCGGCAACTATTCTCATTTCCCCGTCTTCTGTTTTCTGAACTAAATTATCAATTTCTCGTGCAGTCTCTTGTTGTGCGGCAGTAAATTCTTTTTTTGTTTCTATGTTTTCGTTTTCTATTTTTGCCAATACCGCATCACTCTCATAAGATGCAATTTCAAATTCGTCCCAACCCATATCTTCAAGAAGTTCTGGATAAAAATCAGATATTGAGACAATCATGTCTAAAAGTAATTCTGGTTCCGTATAACCAAGTTCCATAGTTCTGTTATCGGCAAGCGCATACGCAATAGCACGTTTGTCGTCGGCGTCCAAAAAAACTACAGCAATTTTGTCCCAACCCAAAACTTTTGCTGCCTCTAGTTGGTGATTACCAGCTATTACCGTGGATGTACCATCTTCATTTTTTTTGGCAACAATGGGTTTTATTTGCCCAAACTCTGAGTAGGAAGAAACAATCGCATCAACATTTCCGACACGAGGGTTATTTTCTAAAGGGCTAAGACTCTCAATTGGAACAGCAAGAGACAAAAGAGACTTATGGATGTTGGGTTTCATACCTGCACCCGAACATTGGCGTTTAGTGTTCTCATTGCATCCATGGATGCCCTAATAGAGAGAAGTGCTTCTCTTTTTGTTTTCATTAATGCTTCAGCAATCTTGAATTCATAATTCAGTTCGTCCATTTTGTAGTCAGCCCAAGCTTCTCTTTCCTTTATTGAGCCCTTGGCTGAAAGATATTCTTTGGCCCAATTTGATTTGTATGAAGATTCCTTTTTTGCTGCATCCACAGCCAAAACCTCGAAAGCTTCTGTTTCGCTTTCTAGTAAATCCATAAAACGTAATAATTCTTGTTCAATTTCTATTTGGCTAATTGGGCTATTTCTCATTTAATCCTCTTTCTTTAGTACTCCCCAATCTACTTTCTCTAAAGCAGATAAATTGACATCTGGCCATTTATGTTCAGAAAGACCCAAATATGAAAGGCCCATTTGCTCCAGTATCCACGCATCGCATTTGTCGTCCGCCCCTGGGTTCCCCCAGACTATTCCGGTTCGAGCGGATATGGCTGAAATTACTTCGTTTTTTGAGGCGTTGCCACGTCCTGTAGCAAATTTGGCTCGACATGTAGGGGGTATTTCTATATATGACTTATTTATTTTTTTTATTGCAACTCGAACAACCCCTCCAAGTTCGCCTATAGAAAAAGCTTGACCACTTCGTGATGCGAAAGAATACCCTTCTATCAAAACAATATCAACATTTAAATTTAAAATAGTTTTTATTATGTTTTCAGAAATTTCAATTAGTCTTTCAACTCCAGTAAGTTTAGATGTAATAACACCATTTACGCTTCCACAAGAATAGCCAGTAGAAGTTAGGGATAAATCAAGACCCATTAAATTAAGTTTGCACACAAAGCACATACTAGTATTTCTGCTAAAGCAAAAACCCACCAAACATCCAGCATGCTTGGTGGGTTAATCTAAAAGTAGCGGCCAAAACTGGGAACTACTTTTTAGAATTTATTGCCGCAAAATGCTGGATTTAGGACCACCGCCTTTCTTCCTCTTAAGGTTGATGTCGGCTGGAAATCAAATCATAACATTTAATTAAAAAGAAGTTTAGTAAAGTAATTTTTTTTAAAAAAAATATCCTATTACACGCAAAAGCCGAGTGGAGGACCCACTCGACCCTTGCGCCTATAACGGCCCTAAGGTATTATCAGTTTACTATTTAGACAAATACTAAAAGTGTAAAGGTATTAATTTTTAATTTAAAGACCAAGACCCCTGTTAGCTAAACCTAAATCAAAAGCTAATTGTGGGTTATTGCCGATTCTTATGTGGCAGGGCCTGCAAACTGCAAGCACGTTATTTTCATCCAATATCGAACCACCCTGAGAGCGTCGAACAATTTCGTGAACATCCCTGCTGAGGTGTTGGTTAAATGTGGTTTTGCCATCATGTGCAGCAAATGGCTTACAGGCTTCGCAAAGAAAACGTTCTTTTAAAATTTTCTCAACGAACGGGCGACGTTTTTCGTAGAGTAATTCTTTTTTAACACTACGTTTACGTAGGGGTTTTCTTTTTTTAGGGGGTTTTGGATTTTTTTGCAAGCCAAGACCTTTCCTGTGAGGACGAATTAGTTACTAAAGTGTATCAATACCAATATCGTCAAATAACCACTTATTCTCTAAAAGCGCCCATAAGGCTCGGTCTACGGCCGTGTCTTCTAGGTCAAATTCTCTTAGCAGGGACCTGTGGGCAGAAATGCCTCGCTTTAAAAAATCAACCTCTTGCCAACCATCACTTACCAGCATTTCTTTGCCCGTCTCTATCATGACGGTAACTTCATCAAGGCGTCTATCAACATGAAATTTAAATCTTTTAATCTTCATCAACCTTGCGGCGTATGCAGATTTAGCTTCTGCTGCAAGACGTCGACCAGTAGGGCCCATTGATTCATATCTAGTTTTATCAATTTCGGCATCTTCCTCAATTGATTCAATTTGGTCTTGGATGTTGTTGGAAAGAACGACTAGGGCCGTTTGCCATCTATCCCAATTGTCTTTGTTTAAAAGTTCTTTTTTATGCAATGGAGAAATTTTATTTTTAACGTCTTCTGCAACTATTCTTGCAAATGAATCATCATTTATCATTTTGTACCACTCCACGCTGGACATATTTTTTTATAACTACAAAAATTACACAAATACGATTTGCGGGCTTCAAAAAATCCTGAAGCGCAACTCTCATCAACCATGTTTTTGCTTTCTTGTATATACTCCACAACTCTTTTAAAATCTTTATCTGTAACTTTCTTTTCTAATTTTATTCCGTCTTTTAAATAAAGCAGTTCTATTTTGTCGACATCGCCAACCCCTAGTGATGACAGTAGTTTTGCATAAATTAAAAGTTGTAAAAACTTTTCCTCTACGTCTAATTTGGGGGTTTTGCCTGTTTTGTAGTCACTAACAGTGAGCATTGTCGTGCCATCAGAATAGGTGTATCTATCAATAAAGCCACGCAACATTACCCCTGCAACTTCCCCGTTTAGTTCGCACTCAATACCGACCGGAGATATTGTTTCTGGGTTTTCTAGTCGCCAAAGATTTTCGATACACCACCATGCTGACCAACGAAATTCTTTAATTTCTTTTTCTGTAAAAATCACTTTTGAAGTTTCTTCACTCCACTTGGATTCCCACATGTCTTTTGCTATAGCCCTGGCTGAAAATATTGTTCTAAGTTGAGGCTCTAACTTATAAAATTCCTCAAGGACATCATGCACAAAATTTCCCAAAACCGCCCAATGGTTTGACGGGTCTGGGATTAAATCAATTTTATTGAATTTAAATTTTTGTGGACATTGTCTATAGGTAGACATTGACGATGGCGACAAATAAGTTGGCGCAATTAAATTACTCTCCATCGATTATCGTTCCGCCACCGAACGACAAACGTGTTGCCTCAGTAATCAGCCCATCAAGAGCGTCTAGAGTAATCGTTTCTTTGCGTGGTTTTGGTTGACCATTAGATGCTTTATCCCAATAAGCGTTTAATTCGGCCTTTTTCTCCGAAGACAAACTCTTTACTATTGACATAAAAGTTTCCCATTTTTGAGAAACTTCAGGGCTTATGTTTTGCTGAGCAGCGATTGCTGACTTGTTTACCAGGTCAGCATCCATCGCATCCTCAATATCCATAGCATCGGTGCTTCTTGCCAAGTAAAGACCAACACCAAGCTGTTGAGCGGCTTTCTTAAGGGCGTCAGAAACCGCTCCCTTAAAATCATTGCCCAGGTCAATTGGTTTACCTGTTGATTTTGCTCTTTTGACTGATTGACCACCAATGCCGTGTTTGTTGACAATTTTGCCGTCACCAAAATCTATAGACAAATTAATGTGGGCAATGATTTCGTCGTTGTCGTATTGGTCTCTTTCAATTGAGATTACAGTAAAAGACCAAGATTCTGGACCCAATACTTTATTGAGCCTGTTGATTACTTCACTAACAGGAAGGTATACCAAAGGTACACCACTTTTAACCAAAGTTTTTTCCATCTCAACAGGAAATGGTTCGGCAAGCGCCGCCATTAGTGTTTGATTTTTTGTCATTGATTCTCTCCCTTTCTTACTATGATTGTTGTTTTCAGTTGACCCGTTTCACAATACATGTCTGCATTGATGCCAATGTTGGACAACTCTTTTACGCGCCAATATGACGGTGCGCAAAAATCTAAAAGCTGAATAGCTATTTCAGATGGGGTTTTAATAACCTCCCCAGTATCCATGTCAACTGACATTTTCACTAGTTTATCCACGACGGCTAAACCTAATTTTTTATGCTCCCAAGCTTTTCTGTCGTATGCAGTTTTTTTCTCAATTGAGGCACCTTCCCCTAAAGATATCTCGGTTTCATCGCCAAGCTTTAGCGCAACAAAATGGGTTAACGTGTCGTAAACCGTTGCAATATCTCGTTTAGCAAGATTCAACTGCAACAAGCCTTCCGACGCCTCAGCGACTGAAGCATCGGATAAAACGTAAGCATCGATTTCTTCGGATAAATTTTTAATTTGTTCACGAAGTTCAACAATCTTTAAAATACTCATTTAGTAATGTTTCCTTTTTAAGTAATTATAAAATTAGTAAGTAATAACGCTAAATCACTATACTGATTTTTCGTCGTTGCGGCAACCCCAACCCAGCCAAATATGTAAAAGCCCCCACAGCAGAGTCAACCTGGTCGTCGTGGTCACATGCTTCAGGGAATGACGAAAATTCATCAAGCCAGTCAGTTAGCCATGCTCCACGTAGGACTCTGACGTTCCCGTTTGCGCATGCAGCGGCAAACGGCCTAGCTCTTGTCACCTTATCCCCGGTAGCCCTTAATGCAGAGAAATCATACCCTGGTACCACATACCTTGCGTACTGGTCAACAAGGGCTTTGCCACTAGAGCCTGGTTCCTGTTCCATTCTTATGGCAACCCCATGCCCATCCTCATAGGCTGTTTGGGCTATCAATTGTTCGACTTTTTCACCCTTAATCCTGGCTTTTTTGACATCTAAGACATAGGCAATTCCGTTATCAAACAACATTAATGTTCCCACTGTATAGTCTGGATTTGGATTTGAATGACTTGGTTCAGTTGCGGCTAGGTCCCAAAACCTAACAGCCTTAGCCGAATTAGCAACTTCGGGAATTTCTGAGGAATCCAAAATAATAAAGGAAGTTCTGTCAAATAATGTTCCAAGAGTTGTGCTCCACCAATCACCCTCTTCTAGTCGTCTTCTTTCAATTGGGTCAAGTGCTTGCAGGGCTAAGCGATACGAATCTACGTCTATGCCCGGGTTGTCCTGGAGTTTGGATGGTACAAAAATCCTATTTTCCTTCTTTCCTTCCACGATGAAGCGCTGTCTAACCCAATTTGGAGCAGGGTTTGATGCGGCCCTCATCCTTAAAGGCACCTCGGAGAGGGGGCCAGAAGCAGGACGACGTAAGCGGGAAAATAGATATCTATAGTCGCTTTCTCTGATTTCAGTAACTTCGTCCATCCCAATAAATTGAAATTCAGAACCTTTATATCTAAGGTAGTCATTAGTGTTATTTAGGTAACCAAAAGAAATTCTCGCCCCAGACGGAAATGTTGCCTGAAAACTATTGTTATTCCAATGGACGTCGTCATAATTACCCACCCAAGATTTGAATCTATCCATCAACGCACCCGGCAGTGATAGGTCCGCAAACGTACGTCTAAAAAGTATTGCCGAATAACCAGGGATATCTACATACTGAAGGGCCGACATCAATAAGGCCGAAGACTTGCCTCCACCAGCAGCGCCACCAAAAAGGGCTTCTAACGAATTTGTCCTTAAAAATACCTTTTGATTTAACGAGGGTTCTTCTGGGCAAAATGACGGAGATTTGGGCAGTAAGTAATTTAGTACTTCATTCCAGTCAGTTGTCATTTTCCCTCAATTATCCAATTTAGTCTTACTCCAGAGCGTTGATAATAGGCTAATGTAATTGATGCACCTAAATCTGTAAAGGTTTCAATGAGTTTACCATCAAAACTAAAATTGATTATTAATAGCTTAAAACAAAAACTTGTTGGCATGAGGCCAAAGCTAACTAGGGCTACCTTCGCCAATTTGCTTATGTTTTCATTTATACTGTTTACCAGTATTGGTGCGGCGCTTATTTTTGTTCCCGCCGGATTAATGGTGGCAGGTATCGCATGTGGCATTTTTGGTTACCTATTAGGCGCTGAGTAAAATATGGCCTGGAACTCAAGTAGTAATAAGTCGCTAAATAACGACAAAGTCAAATCTATTGGTCCTGGTGCTCCCATTGCCTCGAACCCAACTTTTGCAGGCAAAGCCTATAAAGACGGCTGGGATATTGAACGTGCATACAAAGAGGGAATGCAGAAAATTACATGGGTTGCGCGATGTATAGACGCAATCGCTGGAAATCAGGCTCGTTTGCCAATCATCCTAAGAAAAGATAATTCACCAGATGGTGAAATACTGATTGGCCGTAAAGCCGAAAATGAAAATTTGCTTGAAATTTTAAACACAAAATCCAATGTTGGGGAAAATGCTTTCATATTTAGATATCGGCTTTCGTCTCAGCTTCTACTGGGAACACGTGGAGTTTTTATAGAAAAAATTCGCGGTCGTGACGGGAGCATAGTTGGCCTTAGTCTTCTACCACCACAGTCAACAGCGCCAATACCAGACCCAAAAACTTTTGTTTCTGGCTACGAGGTGCAGATGCCGTATGGTCAAAAAGTAATAATGAAACCAGATGATGTTTGTTGGATAAGAAGACCCCACCCGATAGACCCATATCTGTCGCTCACTCCACTTGAATCTTGTGGTATTGCTCTAGAAATAGAAAATCTTGCAACCGAAATTATTTAATGAATGATGGCCGACCAGGTGGACTTCTAGTTCTTAAGGGCGAAATTGATGATGACGACAAAGATGAGTTGAAAAGTCGTTTTAGGGGAAATATTTCAAAAACGGGATATACGTCAGTAATCTCATCTGAAGATGGTGTTGACTACATTGATACAAGCGCATCACCGAGAGATGCGGCATATTTGCAAATGAGACAAATAACAAAAGAAGAAATTCTTGCTTCGTTTGGCGTTCCCGAGTCGGTAATCGGCAACGCAGCTGGAAGGACTTTTTCCAACGCAAGCGAAGAAATTCGTGTTTTCTGGATGGAAACAATGATGCCCCACCTAGAGCCTTTGGCTAGAGGCTTAGATGAATTGGATGAAAAACATTATGTGGATTTCGATTTATCAGAAGTACCTATTCTCCAGCTCTACAAACAAGAGCGGGAAAGATATCTTCTGCAAGAATTCCAAACTGGACTAATCAGCAACAATGAATATCGGCTTGGGTCTGGTCGCAAAGAAACCGAGAGCGATTTAGCTGACTCTCTGTTGATGAATCCTAATTTAATTCCAATTTCTAACACTAAGAAAAAAATGGAAGACCAACCGAAGGCTGACATCCCTCAGCCTGGGGCGCCTCCAATGCCTGGTATGCCCCCTACTCCCGAAATGCCGCCAATGCCAGGCGCACCACCGATGCCAGGCGAGCAGCCACTTGACCCCAACACAATGGCTGGCGCTTTGGCTCAAAGCACTATCCCACCAGACGCATTGGGCGCTCCCGCAACAACCGCAGCACCTGTTCCCGAAGGAGCGGCAAGCGAATCATCATCGGCAATGATGTACAAATCCCAAGAGGACAATGTAAATCAAACAATTTCGCGTTGGGAAGAAATACTGGACAGAAGTCTTGAAAGAGTGTTGGAAAGACAGGAAAGAGTAGTTCTAGAAAAAGCTGGAAGCAGTAGGGCAAAGAAGGGTTTATTTACTGGCACTCTAGATATCGATTCTCTAATATCTACAGAAACATGGGATAAGCAGATGGATGATGATATTCAGCCTGTTTTGTCCGCCATTATCCAGGATTCCATGGCAATAAAATTTGGAGAAAAAGAAAAATCAAAGTCCCTTAAAACCAAAAAAGACAGTCATCAGTCTGATATTCGTGCACAAATTGAATCTCAGATGAACCGAATTAAACAAATCAATAAAGAAAATTCTAAGGCTATATATAACACGATGATTGCTTGCCTCAATATTCCGGGGGAAGAAGAGCGCGCTGTTGAGTTTCGAAAAGCCTTAGTTTCTCTATATGCGAACCTTATTGCAAAACAAATATTTGATGTTTCCGAAGACGAGACACGTCGTGCATGGAGTTTTGGCCAACAAATTAAATAGTTTACTAAAACTATTTAAATAATTTACTAAAACTAATTAAAATACTTACAATACCTGCAATGATGGCGCTCAAATTTAACTTATTATCTAAATACCCCAAGGAGTCTCATGCCCTCGATGCAGAATGCGGAAATACAATACAAAGCCAGTGCGGGCACCTTCAATCTTGACGAGGCTCAGGGCATTGTCGAGTGTTTTGTTGCGGGTATTGGAAATAAGGACTCGGTTGGCGATGTTTGCGCAACTGGAGCTTTTGCTAAAAGCCTTCTAAGAAGAAAACCACGTGTGGTGTGGGGTCACAATTGGAATGACCCAATAGGTAAAGTTTTGGATATTTACGAGGTTCCAGCAAGCGACCCTCGTCTACCAATAAAGATGAAAATGGCTGGTATTGGCGGCCTTTATGCAAAAGTTCAATTTAACCTTCAATCAGAGAAGGGCAGAGAAGCTTTTGCGAACGTTGCCTTCTTTGGCGAAGAGCAAGAGTGGTCAATCGGCTACAAAACACTAAGAGCCCAATACGACCAAAATATGCAAGCCAACATTCTCTATGAGGTTGAGCTTTATGAAGTCAGCCCTGTTCTGCATGGGGCCAATCAACTCACTGGAACAATTTCAGTTAAAAACGACTCTGGAAAATCTGACACGATTGAACGTGCAGTATTTGCTTCTGGGCCTATGCAGGAAGCTGTAAACGTTACCCCTATTGCGTCTCGAGAAAATAATACAGAAGACGATTTGCTACAAAAAATATCTAGCGAATTAGAAAAAAGAACAGCATCAAAAATAAAAATTGTATCTCTTGATAAAAACTCAGTTGTTTTTGATAGGCAAACAAGTGATGGTCTTGTTTCTAAGTACATGTGCAAATATCACTATGACGGTCAAGAGTTAATGTTCGGGCAACCACAAAGAATAGTTATTCAAAAACCAAACATTAATCCATCAATAGTTCCTTCTCAGCAGGGTAAACCAACCATGCATGGAAGAGTAACAAAACCAGTACCTGTTATGCCAATGCCCGTAGCAATTAGGCCTGGAGAAAACGGTCCTATTTCCATACCTTTGCCTGTTGTTGTTTATGAAGATTCTTTAAAAAATAAACCAACCACACCAAAGCCGCTAGACAACGAAGAGCAAGCTTTGGCTGATGCGCTTGTTCGTATAACTAAAAAATACGGCAAGTTCAATGAAGATAAAAAAGGTGTTTACGCGGCCTATACACCAGCGGCAGAAAATGAATTAATCAATATTGGAGTTAAATGTTCTAATTGCATTTTCTTTAAGGGAGAAGGTTCTTGCAAGATTATAGATAAAGCCGTCGAAGCCGATGGTCGCTGTAGGTTCGCAGTTATTCCGCCAGGTGTTGTTGGGGGAAACGCTATAGATAAAAAAGAATATAACGATTTCTTGGATGAAGAAGAAGTCAAATGGGTCGAAGATATTGAAGAAAAATATCCAGGCGAATTTATTTTTGGAGTGTTG